GTTCAGGTGCAGAGACTGGGTAAGGCCGCTGAGATATCCTTGCGCCTGCTAGGTAAAATCCTGCCGGATCTTAAGAGTGTAGAGGTGACCAAGCGTACAGAAGAGGTCATCACTATCGACCAAGTAAGTGAATCAGAGAGGCACTCAATCAATGCTGCAATCTCCCGTGCCCTTGGCATCGTGGAAGCAGGGGGGGGAGACCCCTCAGAGGATATTCGCTCTCAGAAATATATGACCCCCTCACCTCGCCATGAGATTTCAGAGAATGATATTTCAGATGGAGAGTACCGAGAGTCGGATAGAGATGTAGGGGACTGTAGCAGTAGCTAATGGAGAGGACACCTGAAGTACCGTAAGGTCTCCCTTCGTTAGAGAGTACCCCAAGACTGAAGGTGTACAAATAGCATATTTTACTGTAAATAGCAAGTACTTACATGGTAAGTCAATAGGTGGATACCGTAATGTCAGATGATATTGATTTGAAGAATAGTGCGTTCAGGGTTGTGTTGAGGGACAGGTTAGAGACTGATCTGTTGGCATTTGTGTGTTACTTCCATAGGGAGATGGAGGGAGAGGACTTTATTGTTGGTGACCATCATCGGGTTATTGTTGATGAGCTGTTGGCTATGTATCAGGGTAGGTTACCTGATAACAAACAGCACTTGATGATTAACATGCCTCCTCGGTATGGCAAGACCCAGATAATGATTTACTTTGTTGCCTGGCTGTTCGCTAAACACCCGAAGCAGAAGGTTATGCACCTGTCCTGTTCTGATGCGCTTGTTGTGGATAACTCCAAGAAGATACTGAAGCTTATGCGCAATGAGAAGTTTCAGGCACTCTGGCCTACGTCTTTCGAGAGGGAACTGGAGAATGACTGGGCTTTGACTGCTGGTGGTACTTTCTACGCTGCTAGTACAGGCGGTCAGGTAATCGGTAAGGGTTGCGGTCTGACTACTACGGGAGAATGGGGTGGGTTCATGTGGATTGATGACCCTCTGAAGCCTGCTGACGCTAACTCGGAAACTGTTCGCGGGAATGTTAATGCCCTGTGTGGATGGGCAGTACGGACTCGCAGGAACAGTCGTGAGACTCCTTGCGTTATGGTAATGCAGAGGTTGCATGACCAGGATACCACCGGATTTATTATGTCGGGGGAAACGGCTAAACAGTGGCGCATGGTGTCGATGAAGGCTCTGGATAACGGGAAGGCTCTATGGCCTTACAAACACACCGTTGAGGAGCTGGAGATTGAGCGGCTGAATGACAGATGGCTATTTGCTGCTCAATACCAGCAAGACCCTGTTCCTGAAGATGGGGAGTATTTCAGTGAGGCTGATGCCAGGTACTACTCCAAACTACCTGAAGGGCTGAATTACTACATCAGCTCGGATATTGCCCTGTCTGAAGGCAAGGGGGATTTCACTGAACACGCTGTTCTAGGGGTTGATGCCAAGGATAATATCTATGTGGTGGATTGGTGGTCAGGGCAGGTCAATGATGTTGATGTCGTAGAGTCATTGGTTGGATTGGTTAAGAAGTGGCGACCCAAGTTCATCGTGAACGAGGCTGGCCCAACCTGGAAAGCCATAGAAGGATCGCTTAGTAAGGCTCTTAGGGATGCCAGATGCTACGTTTCTATGGAAGTGGTGAGTGCTGTCGGCAAGAAAGACGAGAAAGCCCGTGCTATCCAGGGGATGTGGCGGCATAACATGGTCTATATACCAACCAGGTTACAGTGGTCTGATGAACTACTTGGTCAGATGAAGCGTTTCCCCAAGGGCAAGTTTGACGATAAGGTTGATGCTATGGCTAACTTTGCCCGTATTACCAACAAGGTCGGGAAGAACAACCATGTCCGTAAGGGAGCTGAAGAAACAGGGGATGAGAACGTCATGTATCTGTCAGGTAGTCAAGGCAGGACTAATCGTGCAGGTGCATGGATGGGTATTTAATCCCCCTTTGTCGCCAGAAGCGGGGGTACTTCCTTACAGGTATGAATAAGACCCGGCTTGCAGATTCTTCAGCGTTAATGGGTGAAAGGTACACCCCCGCCTTTCTACGCATCTGCCATACGTTTAGATTTCAACCATCGATGGGCAATAGTACCCGCGAATAATAATATAGTAATACCTGCCATTCAACTGATACTCGCATTCAAGGGAATTATACCCTGCTTGCGCCTGTCTGCCTGTAAACATCGCCATCATTTGCGCGTTAGTTAGTGCTGACATACATGATAACACTACTGCTATAACGATCTTCTTCATGCTGGCGCTCCTGTTGTGATTACTAACCAGGTCCATCCGTCCCTTACTTCAACTTCAATCCGTGGGCATCCAGTCAGTCCAGCCCTGATCTCGTCAATCTTTCTGTTAACCCACTGGAAGAAATGGTCGTTCTGTACTTCCGGTGCTAATCCTACTCTAATCTTCTCAATCATGGCAGTTCTCCTTTGGCTTGGAAGAATACTCCCATAATTATTTTGTCAGGTCTATTGCGTCTTCTACCTAGATAGGGTATAAGGCTATTGTTCAACTGCTCATTGGAGGGCATAACATGGCATTCACACGAGTTAAGGCTGTTGCAGTAAACAAGCCTGTCACATTTGTAAAGATCGCAGATACCGCTAACGTAACTGCCGTACCACGCAACAGCACTAGCTACAACTGTAACTACAAGCTGGATCAGTCTAGCGAAGTAGCTTACTTTGACGCTCCGGAAGATACTACTTTCACCACTTCAGACTACGTTACTCTGTCTGCTGATGGCAACAACGGCTTCATGACTGGCGCACAGTTTGATGCCACCTTCGTTGCTTTGGGTGATGACATTTTCAGTGGTCTTACTTCACTGACCGTCAATACTGGCGGCACTGCTTCAGATACGCTGGCTGCGATGACTGTTACTGAGCCTGCTAACCTTGCTGCCGTTGCGGTACAGTTGGTTATCATTCAGAACTCTATCAAGTCCCTTGCCGCTAAGGTAAACGAAGTTCTGGCTGTTGACTAAGTAGGTGACGAATGGGCGTTGAGTCCACTGCAAGTCAAGCGGTAAACACCTACTCAGCAGAAGATGAGCAAGACGTTCTTTCAGAGATGAAAGAGCGCCTTGACAACTGTTGGGCTGATTGGGACAGGATTTACCGCAAAGGACTAGAATGCTGTGACATGATTGCAGGCAATATCTTTCGCCCTGATGTTAAGGCTGCGAGAATTGCTGAAGGCCGTCCGGTTATCGAAGTCAACCAACTAACCCAGTACACCGAGAGGGTACTTGGGGACATGCGCCAGAACCTTCCCGCTATCAAGTTCCGAGCAACCACTCCAAATGTGGCAGGCAAGGCGATAGGGGAAAAGACCCTGGCTGAATACGAGATGACGGAAATCTATTCCTCCATTGTGAAGGGTATAGAGCAGAGGTCGAATGCGACCCTGTGGTATGACCGCGCTTCGGTTCAGATGGTTCATGGTGGGGTTGGTTGGCTTCGTGTCTATCCTTGCTACAAAGATGACAAGTCGTTTGATCTTGACCTGAAAATATCAGGCGTTACTGATTTCACTAACGCTATCATTGATATGACTGGTCTAGAGCCTGACTTCTCGGATGCTAGGTATGGCTGGGTATTTGAGCAGATTCCTCGTAAAGAGTTTGAGGCTAGATGGCCTGACGCATCTCCTGCTTCCATAAGCTCACGCGAGTATGCAGGTAGATTGTGGTACACAACAGAGATGATTACTGTTGCCGAGTACATCGAACGGGTAGCTGTTCCGCAGACAATCTACCGTCTTGTTGATGGGACTATTGCAGAAGTCGATGATGCTGATGATGCCAAGCCGCCGAAGGAAATGATTGTCCAGGAGCGTAAGGCTCATCGGTACAAGGTTGTTTGGCGCAAGGTAACTGAAACAGATATTCTTGAGGGTGGCGTTGAAGGTGTTGAGTTGCCATTCTCAGAGATTCCACTGATCTGTATGGTTGGTCGTGAGTCGCTTTCACTGAGTGGTCGTAACTTTGAATCGCTGATTGTCCATGCGATGGATGCCCAGCGAGAAGCTGCCTATTGGCGCACTATGATGACTGAGCAGGTTGCATTGCAGCCCAAGACCAAGTGGACAGCTAGTGCCGCACAGGTTGAGTCGCGTAGGGATGATTGGACAAATGCCAATACAGCTCCTACTGATGTCCTGATTTATGACGTTGATCCATTAAATCCATCTGGCAGGCCAGTTCGTGAACAGCCTACACAGATTGCAGCAGCGGAGATGCAGCAGTACATATCGTCTGTACAGGATATGAAGGCTTGTATCGGTTTATATGACTCAGCTATAGGGAATCTTTCAGGTGAAGTATCTGGTAAGGCGATTCTTGCAAGAGAAAGACAGACGGACATCGGCACTTATGTCTATGTACACCACAGGAATGAGTCAGTTAAGCGATTGGGCAGACTTGTGCTTGAGGGCATCAAGGCCATATACACTGACACTCAGAAAATACGCCTGTTCCTTCCTGATGAAACTACAGATTTCGTTGAAATCAATAAGCCTGTACCTATTGAAGATGAAAATGGCAAGCGAGTTGAGATCGAAAACGACATTACCGCAGGTGAGTATGACGTATATGTTGATGCTGGCCCTGCTTATAACACACTGCGGATTGAAGCTGTCAACAGTCTTATGGAGATGGCTCAGACCAACCCACAAATAATGCAGATTGCTGGCGACATCATGGCAATCAACATGGATTGGCCTGGTGCTAGACAGTTCTCTGAGCGTTTGAAGCGTTGGGTAGCTACCACAATGCCTGGCGTTCTCTCTCCGATTGAGATGAACGAGATTACCGCTCAAGCACAGGGCGTAGAGCCACCACCACCTACTCCACAACAGCAAATAGAAGCGCAGATAGCTGATGCCAACAGCCAGAAAGAACAGGCTAAGGCGGCAAGAGCTGGAGCAGAGGCAGAGAAAGCAGCCCAACAGGCCGCTCAAGCTGAAGCAGAAGTTGTTGCGGGACAAGCTAGTGCAGACTTGCAGAATCAGGTCAGGCAGATGGTTGCCCAAGCGATTGCGGAATACATCAAGGAAACAAAAGGATTATAGGCATACGCTATTGACATTTACAATGCAATAGGTACTATCCACAATATACAAAAGTCTATCGGCGATGGGCTTCTGTTAAAAGCGACCATGAGCTACATGGGTTTTACGGCGGGTAGCTAGTATGAGTGATACAAAAGACGCAATAGATTTGATGGTAGAGGCTATGGATGCTGCCAATCCACCTTCCGAAGCTCCTGACAATACTGGTCAGGCTGCTGAAGTAAAAGAGGTTACGGCAGAAGAACATCCAGATAGTGATGATGGTAGTACCGGAAAGGATATTACTTCAAAGCTAGAGGCCAAGGCATTCAAACTACGGGAGCAGAAGCGGCAGCTTAAAGAGCAGAACGCAGCACTCCAAGCGGAATTGGCGGCACTCAAGGGCAAGTCAGAAAAGCCTGACATTCTCGACTATGAGAATGAGGAAGATTATGACAAAGCCCTGAAACAGCACGAAGAACAGAGTAAGAGCGTCAGCCAGACTGATGTTGTTTTGCAGAGGGCTACTGATACTTTGCTAGAGCAGCATGAAGAATGGGAGTCTGCTCCGGAAGATTGGATGAAGGTTGTATCGGATAATCGTTTGCCGTATGACCGTGAGATGTTGGCGATGTTTGCTGATCTTGAGAATGGTGCGGAAGTAATGTACGCACTGGCTAAAGATGACGAAGCACTAGCCAAGATTATGTCCAAGATTTCAACTGTGAATCGTGGGCTTGCATTAGGTGAGTTTGCTAAAAGCTTATCCAAAGCAAGCGTTTCTGATGAAGGTCAGAATGCAATGAACATAAACCAACCCCGTAGACCAGGCGTTTCAGTTATTAACCCTGTAGGTGGTGGGTCAGGAAAGAAGGCTTCACTGGAGTCTTGGAGTATTGAAGACCACATGAATGCAGGGCGACAGACGAACGCATTTTAATTTGGAGTAAGAATCATGGCTAATCGTATTTTAACAGATGACATTATCGCCAAGCGCGGCTTGGCCCAGATGATAAACAGCCTCGGCATTGTTCAGCGCGTAAACCGCGACTATCAGGCTGAGTTCAAGAAAGTAGGCGAGTCAGTACAGTATCGCTTGCCAGTTCGCGCACAGAACACTACTGGCATGAGCTTGCAGCTTCAGCCATTGGTTGAACAAACTCGCTCTATCGTCCTTCGTGGATGGGCGCAGCAAGCGTTTGATTTCAGCCAGCGTGACTATGCTCTGGACATCGCTGACCTTGACTCTCGTCACATCCTGCCTCGTGTTCGCACTATGGCTAACTACATGGACAAGAGCATTGTTGACAACTACTGGAAGATTGCTAACTGTGCGGCTAACGGTGGTACTCAGCCTTCTACTGCTGGCGTGTACACTACTGCTCGTGCTAAGTTGCGCTCTATCGGTACTCCAGAAGATGATATGTACACCCTGGGTCTGAACCCAACTTCTGATGCAGCTATCCAGAACGGCATCATCACTCCAAGCACTTCAGCTATCTACAACTCAGAAATGGCTATGAAGTCTTTTGTTAAGGGTCAACTGGCATATCCTGTTGCTGGCATGACTACTCTGACAACTGCCAATATGCCTAACCATACCTTTGGTACTTTCTGGCCTGTAACTGCTGGTGATGCAACTGTTGTTGATGTAACTGCTACTGCACTGATCCACAGCCCTGCCAACAACACTACCACTATCGAAGTTGATCTTGGTAACACTACTGGCACAGTCAAGAAAGGTGACATTGTTACTTTCGCTGGCTGCAACTCTGTGAACCAGATGAACTATCAGGACACTGGCTTTGCTCAGGACTTCACCGTTGTTCAGGATGCTACTGCTTCTGGCGGGGTTGTAACGCTGGTTGTATCGCCTTGCATGAACGATGGCACTCTGACTACTACTGATCCTAACACTGGCAACAGCGTTAGCCTGGCAGCTTACCAGAACGTCACTGCATACCCTGTAGAGAACGCTGCTGTAGCTTGCCGTGGTGGTCGTGGTCTTACTTACACCCAAGACTTGATCTTCCATAAGTCTTGCTTCAGCTTCGTACAGGTTGATGTTGAATCTCCTTACGGATTCGCTGGTGGCAAGCAGTCACATGGTGGATTCTCTATGACCTGCAGTAAGGCTGGTGACATCCAGAACTATCGCAGCATCATGCGTTTCGATAGCTTGTTTGGCACTGATGTTACTTATCCAGAAATGGGTATGCGCGTACTTGGCGCAGCATTGTCCTAACGGTAACGGGGGGTGGTGATCCCATCCCCCTTATTATTTCTGGAGGTACATCATGGCTACTACTATCACGGCTAAACTTACGTTGACTGATTCTGGTTCACCGTACAGTGCTTCTACTTCTACGCCTATTACTTTGGCGTTTGATTACACAGAGCAATTTCAGCAGACTGTTGCTGTTGCTGCTTCTGGAACTTCTACTATCAATCTTGATGGTTCAATTGTTCCTAAGTTCCTGTTCTTCCGGTTAACAACTGGAGCTGGCACTTATGTAATCAGCGATGCTGGAGTTGGCACAAGTGTTGGAAACCTGAGTTCAACTGGCGGCTGGGCAATGCTTTGCACTGGAGCATCTGCTGGTACTGGGCTTGACAAGATTGTCTATACTGCAACAACTGACTCTGTGTTGGAAGTTCTAGCATACGGTTAATAGGTGAATTGATATGGCTATGCCTGCTGCTACTGCTCAACAGATTTGCACGTTTGCACTTCGTAAGTTGGGGGTCGTAAACAGGCAGATGCCTGTTCAAGTGGACGATATGAAAGATGCGCTGGATGCGCTGTGGTTTTTACTTGACTCATTTAACAGACAGAAACTTCTGATTCCATTCTATCAGACGGTTTCAACTACTCTTACGGAAAGCAAGCGTGTCTTTACAGTTGGTACTGGTGGCGATTTTGATTGTGCGCCTCCTATTGAAATAAACTCAGTCAGGGTAAACAGTGGCGGCGTTATATACGAAGTATCCCCTTTCAACGGGATTGATGCTTTCAATAATATATCTGATTATGCTGACCTGAAAGAATATCCTCGTACCTACATCTACAATCAGTCGTATCCTGCACAGCAGCTTACGTTTGATGCGCTGTTGTTAGAGGGAGATATTGTCAGCATATACGGACTGTTCCCGTTTGATGCGTCTTTTACAGGCGTAGGTAATGATGTGGATAGTACTGAAGTGCGTACCACTCCTTACGCAACACAGCTTAGTCTTACTGAAGAAACAGAGTTTCCTGCAGGATACCAGTCAATGCTGATGTGGAATCTTGCAGAGTCGTTACTCGCGGAATATCCACAGGATAACCAAGCTGTCATTCAGCAGGTTGTCAAGGAAGCAGCTACATCTCGTAACCAGATTAAATCGCAGAACGCCAAATCACGCAGATTGCAATTCACTGATACAAACCGACCTGGTTATTGGGGGGGTTCATGCGCTCCATTCCAATGGCATTGAGTTCTGACGCTGGCAGAGCTTCAGTATCATCGATCACTAAACTGGTAAATCTCTATCCTGAGAAGAACGCTTCAGAGAGTGAGAACCCTGTTGCGTTACTGTCTACTCCCGGGCTTGATTTGCTATTCAAGATACCTGATGAAGGCGGCATTATCTGCGGTATAGAGAATGCGCTTGGCTCATTCTTTGCCACACGCAAGGGTTTATATCAGATCAAAGGAACGAAGTACCTGAAGAAGGCTGACGTTTCATTGGTTGGTCGCGCCTCTATTGCTACAAACGGCCTGTCTATAATGATAGTCGATGGGTACAAGGCTTATGCATATGACATAGCTGAAGGCAAGCTGTCAGAGGTTGATATCCCACGAAGCAATACTGTTGTGTTTGTTGACGGGTATTTCATTGTTTCGTACAACGACAGTAACCAGTTTGCAGTATCCAAGTTATATAGCACAGAGTTCGACCCTATTGACTTTGCTGCTGCTGAAGGCTCACCTGATAACATCCAGGGTATCGCATTGCTCAAGCGGCAGTTGTATCTGTTGGGTGAGAAGTCTACCGAAGTGTGGTATTCATCCGGTGAAGATTTCCCATTTAACCCTAACCAGTCTGCCTACATTGACATTGGCTGCTATAACAAGTGGTCATTCACTTACAGTGTGAATGGGGTTTGTTGGTTAGGGGATGACAAGATTATCTATCTGGCAACAGGGTATATTCCACAGAGAATATCCACTCATGCTATTGAGTACCTACTGAGCAACATTGATTGCTCAAAAGCATTCATGTCCAGTTATTCACAGGAAGGGCATGACTTTCTTGCGCTGATGATCCCGTCAGAAAAGATTATGCTGTTTTATGACCTGACTTCAGGTGTCTGGCATTTCCGTGAGAGCGAAGTTGGCGTGTACCAAAGCTTGTTCATGCTTGGCTCTAACTCATACGCTGGCGCTGCTGACGGGTCAGTGTACAAAATGAATCCTGATTCAGGCACTGAAAATGGAAAGGCTGTTGAAAGATACTGCATTACTCCAAGCATATCATCTAGTGGTAATAGGTTCAGGATTCCTTGTGTCGAGATGATCGTGCAGTATTTCAGACCAACAAATCCAACAAAGCTTGAGATGGATATGAGCTTGACTGAGTTGATGCTGAACAGGAATGATGGCGAGATTCTTATGTCGTACACTGATGACGATGGCAGGACATGGACTAATGAGTCTGCGGCTAACCCAAGTGGTACTGATGGGAAATATCGTTGGCATAAGCTTGGAATGACATATAGGAGATCATTCATGTTCCGCTCTGTTAGCAAGCTTGCCTGTGTCTGGGCTGGAGTTTCTCTTGGCTAATAAAGAACCATTAATGGCTCAGGAGAAAGTCGTAAATGACGATGGAACTCCGTCTGATTACTTTGTCCGGTACTTGCGTACAGCAATGGTTAATGGCGACAAGACTATCAAGTTCCCAGTAACTTCAGTTAATGGAAAGACTGGTGACGTTGTTATTGATATAAATGATATTCTTTCTGATTATGATATTGACTACGATAAGCTCAATAAGAAGATTCAGGAATTGATAGCTGGTCTTGACCAGATAAGACAAGACATCATTAATAGATTTCAAAAGCATGAAAATGATTACCATAGGTATTCTCATGCTGGATTTATGCAAAGAGATTTTGGTGATGAGAGGATGTATAACTCACCATCCAGAAATATGGTTGGAATAAATAATATAACTGCCGCTGGGCCAACAAAGTACAACATAATAACAGCAGTTGCTAATCATGGCATCAATGAAGGCGACTATATAACAATTGAAGATTTACTTCTTAACGACCCTGACGATGTAAACAACAACAAATCATACAAGGTAATAACCGTTCCAGCGCCTGACGAGTTAGAGATTGCCTGGGTAAACCCTCTTACAACGCTTGGAACTCTTGGTAATGGCGCTAGGGTTGTTATTGAAAGCCCGTCTACTAAAGCACTTCCAATCTATACTCCGTGCAAAATAAAAGATAAGCCAGTTGCGCCGTCAAATAGCCAGTTTTTTTTACAGGCAGGATTAAAGCCATTAATATCAGCGGCTGCAAAACAAAGATTATGCACAGCATTTGGTATGTTTGTTATTGAAAGGGATATTGTCGTAAACAGGTTTTACATTCCCATAAGCTACAGCACTACAGGAGTGTCATCTCCAACATCAACTGAATATGCAATGCATGAGTTTGGAATATATAAGGGCGGTATTATGCCGTGCGTTGCCACAACAGGAAGCCCATCGGATTATCTGTTTGACCTTCCTGTAAGATGGCCTAGTGCATTGCTGTGGCGATCTGGGTGTCTTGATTCAAGAGGGATGTATCTGACAACCAATGGAGTTGGGCCTGGGCAAACAAGATGGCCTAATGTAGAAATGAATATAGACCTTGATGAGGCGGGCGCAGATGCGGCAATAACTCTGTCAGACCCACCGCCAGTACTTTCGTGGGACTGCTCATTGTCGCTAAGGAGAGGAATATATTTCCTTGCGAGATCATCAATGCTTATAGGAACTCGCTCTTCAGAATATCTAGGCGACTGCATTGGCGTTAAGGTTACATCAGCCACTATCGAAACAGATGGGTCTGATAATATAGGGGCATCATTGTTCACTCCAATTATTGGCGCTGACCTTATATCAACAGCGGGAGGGCTAGGAAGTGTTATGTGCAGGGGGGTTCACACTGACCTTCTTATAAAGCCAAGGGCATTTGGCATTGTAGACGCTTCAGCAAGGTCATCATCTGATTTTATCCCAATGAGCAGCAGCCTGTATTGGAATGACCTGGTAAGCAATAGCATTCAGCCTACGTTTGGCAGTGATTTGTTGAGCGCCGACTACAGAAATCCAGAAGTCCCGATAAACCAGAGAGTGACTGTTTCTTCTCACGATGCCTATGCATACGTTGGTTTAGCTGGGATATTTGCAGATGAAAGACCAAGTGATACATGGTGATTATAGTGTCAAATACTGGTACAATCGGGCAAATATTTATGGTAGGCAGTTATGATTAAGCTAGGCGAAGATGAGATGGTTGCATTTGATGTGTATTTCGCATCGATATGCTCATTTCAGCATCATCCAGGGGCTGGAACTAAAGACCATAAAGCGTTAAGTATTGATGAATGTAGAGATGTGGCACTAAAGATGATTATTGCTAGGCGTGGAATAGAGACGGAGAGGTAACTGTTATGGCATTTATAGCTGGATTAGCAATTGCTGGCGGGTCTTATATGTCATCTCAGGGTGGCAAGAAGGCCGATAAGGCTCAGAAGAAAGGACTGAAGAAGGCTGCCGCTGAATCAGAAAAGGGCATGAAGGCAATAGATGCCGAAGCTACTGCTGCCTATGGGGAGCAGAAAGCACTTGTTCAACCTTGGTACGATGCTGGCAAGAAGGCTCTTGGTGAGCTTACTGCTGGTATCAAAAGCGGTGCGTATGACCCAGGCCAATTCCACTTTGACTACGAGTCGTTTGAGAAAGACCCTGGCTACAAGTTTCGAGTCGAGCAGGGCGAGCGTTCGATGGAGAGGGGCGCTGCTGCCAGAGGCAAGCTTTTGTCAGGTCAGCAGCAGAAGGCATTACTTGGTTATGGTCAGGAAATGGGTTCGCAGGAATACCAGAACACATTCAATCGTGCCGCGCAAGAATGGGGCATGAATGCCAACCGCTTGCAGAACAATTATAATATGCTGAACAATCTTAACCAGCAGGGATCGCAGGCTGCTGGGGCTATTGCTGGATACAGAGGCAATCTTGCCGCTATGCGTACAGGTGCTATTGGCAATAATACTAGCAACCAGATGGGCATGCAGAATGCCATGGGTCAGGTGAACGCTCAGGCAGGTCAGAGAATGGCAGAGATGGGCGGGCAGATTGCCGGAGCTGGCATGAGTTATTTTGGCGGGGGTACTGGTGGTGGCGGTTCAGCTACTGCAAAATCAGCACAGCCCGCTCCACAAGAACAGCCTGCGTCCGGTGCTTATAATGCTGGCGGCAATTACTTCGGATATCAATAAGGGTGATGATATGGCTAGTTTTGAAAATCCAAACGCATTCGCTATAAGCAGAAGCCCAAACATTTCAGGCGCTATTGAAAGCGGCTTTAACATGGGCGTGAACAAGCAGAACCTTGATATGAAGAAACAGGCGTTTGCTAACGAGCAGTCTGACCGTGAGGAAATGCGTAATGCTATGGCTGAGTATGGCTCTGCCACTGACAGAGAAGGGCAGAAAACTGCTGCTGCCAAGGTAGGAGTAGTAAGCCCTGAGATGTATGCAAGGCTTGAGAAGAACTGGATTGATGCTGACGAGAATCAGCGCAAGGCGATGAAAGAGAATATGGATATTCGTGGCAATGTTGCCTACATGGCTATGAAAGAGAATGACCCTGAGATATGGAACAGTTATGTTGCTTCTCTGCCTGAAGAATTACAGAGGGCAATGCCTGAGTATTCACCTACTGCGATGAAGGTAACTGCTGCACAGTCTGCTGAAATGATGGACACCATGAACAAGCTTGAAACCATCAAGGCTCAAGGCGAGAAACAGAAAGAAGTTGCAGGGTATCAAGGTGGAGTTAACCGAGAACTAGAGAATCTTCGCACCAGCAATGATATGAAGCTGCAAGATAGCAAGTTTGAAAAAGAGAAAAGCGCGGATACCAGGAAGCTTGTTAATGACTTGACTATAAACACCGTCAAGCAGCAGCAGCGCGGCGGTGCATCAGGAATGAGCAAGAATGAGTTTGCTGCTTTGAAATATGCTGCTGACATGGGCGACCCACAGGCAGAGCAAATGATGAGAGAGCTTGCAGGAATTGAAACACAACCTCAAGGCTCAGTAGGTTATACTTACATCCCAGGCAAGGGTCTAGTTCCAAAACAGTGAGGCCGTAATGGTTAAGTCAGTTGATATTCAAGGTTTTGGCACTGTAGATTTTCCTGATGACATGGACGATGCCGCTATTTCTAGCGCCATTGAGAATGACATACTAAAGACTGCGCCATCACAGAACGAGTTTGCTGAAAGTAAACTTGATATTGCCAAGGATGTTATAGGCAATAGGATGAACGATGTTGCCGTAGGACTTACGCAGGGTGCAGCTCAGGCTGGCAAGGCTGTTCTTGGTGCTGCCGATGTAGGGCTGTATGCTCAGAATGAGATGAACCCTGTCACATGGGCTAGACGCGCAATGGGTGATGAGGCTAAAGCGCCTACAACTATTGGCGCAATCAACGAAGTCTATGGCGGTGATCTGTTCAAAGAAGCGCAGACTGCTGGCGAACAATTAAAAACTCCTGAGATGCAGCTTGCCAAAAAAGCAGTTGATAAAGGATTTGACCAGGGTCTTATTGAAGGCGCTATTGCACTGGGTAAGAACCCATTAGCTATTTCAGATATGGCTGTGCAGTCATTGCCTCAGATGGCAACTCTTGCTGTAGCAGCAAGACAGAAAGCAGCGCAGATATTTATGGAAGCTGGCGGCGGTGAGGCTGGCAAAGCTGCAATTCAACAAGCACTGCCTATGCTTGCTAAATACTCGGGTGCATTAGAAGCAGGGCAAAGTGGTGGCGGCTACGCAGCGGAAAAGTCTTCCGATGGTCTTACTCCGCAAGAGTTGGCTGGCGCTGGCCTGTCTACTGTTGGAACTTATGCTGGCGGGGCGCTTGCTAGAAAGCTTGGCTTTGGTGATGTAGAAGCGGCTCAGATAGCAGAGAAGTATGGCGTTGGCACTATGACAAACCTTGTCAGTAACTTCATCAAGAAGGGTACTGCTGAAGCTGTAGAAGAAACACCGCAGTCTGTATTTGAAACTATGGGCGCAAACGTAGGTGATGGCAAGCCATTGATGGAAGGCACTGGCAGAGCGGCTGTTGAAGGCGCTGCTACGGGCTTTGCAACTGGCGGCGCTATGAGTTTGTCGCAGAGAGGCGGCGGTCAGGCCAATGTTCAGGAAGATACTGCCACTGACCCAAATGCTCCACAGCGTAACCAGTTTGAAAGCGACTCTGAATATCAGTCTGCATTCAACGAGTACCAAGATACGAAGCAGCCACAGGGAGATGTTAAGGAATACTCACCTGATGACGCTTCGATAGTAGGGAACACTGATAACATTCAGGAAGAAACTGATGTAACTGCTGACCCTGAAATAGCTGCTGACATCCAGCGCATCAAGGATAAGGTTGCCAAGACCACAGCAGAGAAAGATATTAAGGATGCGAAGTCCAGGCTGACTGCTGCTGAGAAGAACATTGAAGCGGTGGTTAATCTTGATCCTGCTGAACCAGGCTACAAAGCTGCTGTGCAAGAGTTTGCTGCTGCTAAGAAAGCATTGGCTGATGCTGATTTGCGGAAGTCTGAACTAGACAACATGATGACAAAAGAGGATATACGCGCTGTATCCGACAAGGTTGTAGCTACAGAGAATCCTGAGATTATTCCTGAAGCATTGGGTGAACCTGAAGTCGATATGACTCCTGCTGATATTCGCGGAGTATCTGATGCAGTTAAAGAGAAAGAGAGAGTAAGCAGAAACATCGAAGCGCAGACCGACAAGCAGCCTCCTGCTCCGCTACCTGCTGATATGGTACAGGAAGTATCACAGGAAGAAGTTGATCTTGCTACTAAACCACAGCCACCTATTGTTGAGGAGATTCCGTTTGCTGATGTTGTTACATTGGAAACGAAGTACAAGGATGCTGATTCAATAATTAACTCTATCAACAAAGATTACGATAAGTTCGTGACAAAAGAACAGAAAGCGGAAATGAAATCGCTCTATGATTCTTGGAAGCAGGATAAAGATGCTGAGTCACGCAGGAAGTTTATTGAATCTATCCCTGCTGAGATAACTGATTCTGTCCCTGCTGAGAAGATGGCAGAGATTAATGCTGCTCTATCTATTATTGAGGCGAATGGCGCAAACAAGAATATGCCTTCTGTCGAAACAGGCGATTCATTTGAAGGCCTTGACAATCTTGGCATACCTGCATTCATGCGTAGGGCTAGAGATTTTGATACTGAAATAAAGGCTCAGGCCAGGCTGGTTAAGGCATTGCGATTCCAGTCTGAAACCGACCCATCAAAAAGAGAGCAGCTTTTGGTGGAGGTTGAAAACCACAAGAGGATGGTTGAGCGGGCGCAGAGATTGGCTGGGAAAAGAATTGCACCTGATGTTCCTATTTCGTACAAAATGAAGAAGCGACTTAAAGAGATACAAGCATCTCTCAAGAAGCACATACCTATGTCATCGAAAGCAAGCAAGCCACTGCATATTGTGTTTGATAACGAACCCGTTGCTCCTAACAAAGAAGGTAGGAGAAAACCCCCTGTTCAGAAAGGCGATGACCTACCGCTTGCGATGAAGTCTATGGAGTCACGCAAGTGGTACAAGTCTGAATTAGAGAAGGCCGCTGTAAACCTGTCGCAGAACAAAGGCACTCCAGAGCAAATGCTGTCGATCCTATCCAATCAGAAAGGCGTTAAGCCTGCCGAGATTGAAGCCACTGGTCTGAAAGAGTTTATGCAGTTGCATGGAAAGTCTGTTACGAAGGATCAGATAGTAGAGTTCCTAAATGGTAATGGCGTTCAGGTTCAGGAAACAGTGCTGGGCGCAGCAATCCCGCCGCCTCCGCTTCCAGAAGGATGGAGTGTTGTCCAAGAAGGAGATCAAGAGTGGGTTGTTTATGATGAAGACGGAGAGTTTCAGGGGAATGGGCTAACCAGAGAAGCCGCTACGCAGGATGCTGCCGATGATGATTACTATGCTGATTATCAAGATTCAATAACAACAAAGTTCGGCCAGTATCAACTCCCTGGCGGCAAAAACTACCGTGAGCTGTTGCTGACGTTGCCGATAGCCAACACAGAGTTGCCATCTGAAATATCCCGTGTGGAGAAAAGACTGCAAGCGTTGGAAGAATTGCGTTCAGAATCGCCAGAAAATTCGGATCGGTATGACGAGAAAATAGCAAAAGCAAGCATGGAGCTTGAAAGACTGAAAGCTACTCCGCAGTCGAAGTTATCAGGAAACTTCAAATCTAGCCACTTCGACCAGCCAAACATCCTTGCCCATGTTCGCTTCAATGAGCGCACTGATGCTGATGGCAAGCGGGTGCTGTTCCTCGAGGAAATACAATCTGACTGGGCGCAAGAAGGAAGGAAGGCAGGGTTTAAGAAGCAACCTGCGGTTACAGAAGGCACACTGGCGAGAGGAATGGAGATTAAGACTGACCGCTCGAGCATGTACAGCACTATCTATCTGATCGCAGGAAATACTGCCATCGGGAAGATCGACAAGAACGGAGACAAGTTCGAGGCTGATGCGCTTTTGAGGCAGGGGAAACTGCATAACCTTGGCGTATTCAAGACCGAGCAGGAGGCTGTTGACGCCATAACAAGCCTGAAGGTTTACACGATTAAGCAGACTCACTCAGAAGTTGGAATTGAGATCCCAGAGGAATCGCGCTATGCGTCATACATAACAAAAGCAGAGGCCGACAAGGCGGCAATGAGCCACGGCACCCCACCGGCCCCATTCGTCACCAGCACTGACGCATGGGTAGGCTTGGCAATGAAGCGCATGATTGCCTATGCAGCAGAGAATGGCTTTGACCGTATCGCGTGGACTACTGGTGAGCAGCAGGCTGATCGTTATGACCTGAGCAAGCAGGTTAGCTCGCTTAAATGGGAAACTAGGCCAACAGGGGGAAAAAGAATTGCGATAGATGTTGGCTCTAGACCTGCGCTGCTTACGGTAAACGAGGAAGGCAAAGTGCTTCTAGCTCAGGGCCTTGGATTTGATCGCGCCGAGAATAAGATGCTGGACGAAGTTATCGGTAAGGACGCGGCAAAGCAAATCATGGATGCAGAAAAAGGCGAGCTGTCTGATTTGAAAGTTGGCGGCGAAGGCATGAAGGCATTTTACAACAGCATCGTGCCAAAGGTTGCCAAGGAAGTGACCAAGAAAATGGGCGGGAAGGTTGCAGTCAGTAATGTTAATGGCAAGCCAGCATTAGCCAACCGCATTGAGTATGTTAATGGTCGATATGAAGTTCTTTATGCTGATGGCGATAGCTACGGAGCATACCGCCAAGAAGCGGATGCTATCGAGGCGCTTGCGAAGATAGAGAAAACACATCCAACCCCTGCTTATACTTATATTCAGCAGCCAGGCTTCGACATTACTCCAGAGATGCGCGATGCAGTTGAGTCTGGATTGCCGCTGTTCAAGAAAGGAGAGAATAAAACTAACAATTTCAAAGCAAAGCAGATTAGAGCTGCAATCGAAAAAGCAATGCCATACCTGAAAGGTCATGTAGAAGTAGTCGATTCTATAGATGACCTTCCTGCTGACATCCAAGAGCAACTGAAAGCCATAGGTGCTGATGGTAAAGAGAGGGGCGTATATGCTCCGAAGCTAGACAAGGCTTATGTCTTTGCGTCTAACAACAAGGATGCAGGAGAGGCTATCGTAGCTGCCATGCACGAGGCTGTTGGACACAAGGGTGTTTATGCTGTACTTGGCAAAGAGAAGTCCAAGGTACTGTCTGCCCTGGCTAACAGCAAAGATGCAGGAGTGCAGAAGGTTGCTGAGTCTGTGCGTAAATCATACGGAGATGTATTCGCTGCTATCGAAGCAAGGCATGGTAAGGCTGCTGCTGATGCAATGCTTGGTGCAGAGATTGTAGCAAGAGTATCAGAGTCTAACGTCAAGATACCTGTAGTTAAGCGAGTGAAGTTAATGCTTGCTGACACACTGTCAAAGATTACTGGACGCAACAAGGTTGAGTCTATTGCTGATGTTGAGTTGTTGCTGAAGCGTAGCAGGGATTATCTGAAGTCTGGCGCTAAACCATCTAAGCCTACAGGTGGTAAGCCATTATCAATGAAGTCTGCTAAAGAAGATGTAACAGATAGTGCTGCATTCAAGAAGTGGTTTGGTGATAGCAAGGTGGTTGATAAGCATGGCAATCCTCTTGTTGTTTATCATGGGACGCAGGCAAAAATTGATAGCTTTGAGCTTGGCTATCGCAACCCTGAGTTAAGTTTCAAGGATGGGGTGAATGAGTTTGGCTTCCATGTAACTGCATCGAAGGGCGATGCTGGCGTGTACGCTGGCGACGGTGGCAAAGTCTACGAGTTGTATGCTATGGCAGAGAACCCGCTAGATTTCGGAAATGCCGCAGAGTTTACAAAAAAGAAGTTTGTTGATTTTCTAGCGTCTAAGGGTGTAACTGTTAAGATCGACACAAAATACTCTGCCAACTCAGTCTTTCACCCTTACGAATTGCTTGAGTCAACGGAAGGGATGCGTGACGCTATCAAGGCGGCAGGTTACGATTCAGTAATGTACCCGGAAGGATCAGCAAAAACTCTGGTACTTTTTAATCCTAACCAAATCAAATCCGCTATCGGCAACAACGGGAACTACGACCCTGAAAATGACAGCATACTTGCTATGCGTAGACCGGTAGATGCTATCAACAGCATAACTAGAAAGCCTGCCGCTAGAAGATTCACCGCCAAAGCAAGAGCCTTTGCTGCAAAGAATCTGACAAAAGAAAGAGGTCTGACTAAAGCTGACTACTCTGCCCGTGATGAAGCACTCGGTATCCGAATGGAGATTAACGGGGTTATCGCTCCGAAGGTTTCACAAGCATTCAAGAATGAGTGGAAGAAACTGTACGGTGATGAGGACTTCTCAAAGCATCCTGATGTTATCTACAACACACTGAAGTTTATGCGTGGTGAGAATGCAACTCTGCCTGCTGAGTTGAAGCAAGTAGCGCAGATGATGCGTAACGAGATAGACGCTGCATCCGATAAGGTGCGTGACGTTATCAAAGACAGAGTAAAGTATTCAACTGATGCAATGAATCCAGAGAGTCTTTCTGCATTCAACCAGTACCTTGCTGAACTGCAACAGATTGAGTCATTGAAGCTGCCTGAAGAAATACATGACAAGCGGATAGAAGATGCTGCCAAGAAAGCAATCAAGACTGCCCGTGGGGATAAGAACAGAGAATCACAAGCTGGTCTAGTAGCACAGTCCATTGCTGATATGGATATGGTAAAGACTCTTGAAGCAGGCAAAGGCAGCTATCTGAACAGGGCTTATCAGGCACACAACGATCCAAAATGGCGTAGCAGAATCATTGATGACACGCTGCCTGTTGATGACCCTGACCATATCATTGACAAGAGAGTCTATAACGCTGCTGCTGCTGACATTCGCAAGGGTAATCCTGAAGCTACTGACGATGAGATTTACAATGCGATAAACACTATCCTGCTGAAAGCTGATTCAGTTGCCAACCCAATGGCGCACCTTGGCTTGAGTTCAGAGGTGAAGAAGCTGGGGGTGTTCAAGCGTAGGAAGCTGGACGATATGCCTGGCATCCGCAGGCTTCTCGGTGAGTATCAGAACCCAGTAAACATATTCAATACTACTCTTGCCAAGCAGGGCAACATCATTTCAGCGCATCACTTTATGAAGACTATGCGTGAGAACGGCCTTGAAACAGGGCTGATGGCAACCGAGCAAGGCGGCAAGAATCAGTATCAGATACAGGGCGGAAAGGGCATGGAGCCACTGTCAGGGCTGTGGACTACACCTGAATACGGAAAGGTTATTGAGTCTATCCTGGAGAAAGTACCTGCTGGTGCTGCGTCAAGAATGATTCTGAATGTTGTTGGTGCGGTCAAGAAAGGAAAGACCGTATTAAGCCCATCTACTGCTATGGTAAACCTACTGTCCAACTTCACAGCGTCATGGCGTAATGGACATATTGGTCACTATAAAGAACACGCCCAGGCTATTTCACTGATGAAGCGGTATGTTAATGGCGATCAGGCTGCTATCAACACAGTCAAGCGGCTGGCTGACCTTGGGATATTCTCTGAGAGTGCTTATCAGACTGAGCTGGATTTCCTGTTTGAAGATAAAGTAGTGAATGAGTATGCGTCATTCATCGACAAGAATATGCCTGAGATTCTGAAGAACGGGGCAAAGGCTGGCAGTGACTTGTGGAAGAAGATTGATGACGGCTTCACCCATTTCTATCAGGGTTCAGACACCATCTGGAAAACGTCAGGCTTCCTGAGAGAAGTAGAGCGGTACAAAGGTAGGGGCATGACTCAGGCTCAAGCAGAAAAAGCTGCTGCTGAGAGAATCAAGGATACCTACCCTACATACAACAGGGTATCGGAGTTCGTTGACCTGCTGAAACGCAATCCATTCTTCTCTGATTTCCCATCATTCGCATGGGAGCAGGCCAGGACTTCATACCACCAATACCAGTACATCAAACAGGATTGGGAACAAGGCTATAAGTCTGACGCTATCAATGGTGCGCTTAACTATGCTTTAGGTATTGGCGCTTTACCTGCCTTAGCATTTGTTTTATCTATGGCTAATGGGTGGGATGATGATGAAGTTCAGGATTACATCAAGATGTTCGGTCAGGACTGGATGCGTCACGGCTCTTATGTCCTGAGTAAACCTGATGAGAAAGGCAATGTTACTCCGGTAAACCTCGGTCGTTTGAATATGTACGACACCCAAATCAAGATGCTCAGGTCTATGTTCACTGCTTTCCGTGATGGGGATGTTGAAGCTTTCGTAACCGACCCACTCGTTATCGCATTCAAGTCACTTGTTGGTATTGAGTTCACTGCCAGCGCACTTGTTAACGCATGGGAAGGCAAGGATCAGTACGGCGAACCACTGTATGACCCTGATGCAGGGTTTGGCGAAAGGTCTGTTGCTAGTCTGAAGTACCTGTTCAAATCACTTGGGCCAACCCTTATCACTCAACAGGGAGGCAATATCATCAAGGCTAACGCATCCGCAATAAACGAAACTCTTGATGCTATCGGGCTTGGTGACCTGGCTGTTGAAGGCGCTACCAAGGGTCGAGAGTTCTCTAACAAGAATGAGGCAATGGCTCTTGTTGGTCTACGGACTCACACTGACGCTACTCCAAGGGTATTGTCGCGGATTGCCAGGACTGAGTTGTCCGATTCCTCCAGGGATATTGGCAAGGTAAAAACCCTGCTGAGTTCCACTGATAAAGTGCCTGATGCCCAAATAAAGGAGTATGTCAACGAGGCTCTTGATGCGGCGTACAAGAAGAAGGGTCGTATAGCTAGGGCTTCGGATATGCTTGTCCGTAAGGGTATTGATGACGCAATCATTGCTGATGCACTGGAAACAGGTGATGTAAAGCAGGGGGATATACGGGCTTACCTGAAAGGAGAAGTGCCTGACTGGAATCCTAGCAAGAGGACTTTCACCAATATGCGGGAGTCCATGAAGCAGTATGGAGTTCCGGCTGACGTTGCTAGCCACAGGCTTCGTGTATTCAGGCAGGCTATCAATGAGTATAACAATGGCAGGCAGTAAAGGTATGGACAATCCACTGATAAAGTGGGAGAATCAGCAAGCACAGGCGAAGGCGGGCATATAGATGAAAGCTATAAATACAGGACTGCTCCAGTTCTACGACCCAAATACGGGCAAGCCTGTAGCTAACGGCTATGTGGCTACATATGATACGGTATCTACGTCCCCAAAGGAAACATTTGCCGATGTTAATGGACTTGTTACGAACCCTAATCCAGTACCTCTTGACTCTACAGGCTCTGCCTACATCTTTGGCGAGGGGTCATATACATTTGTTATCAAGAATAGCGCAGGGGTAAATGTCAGAACGATAGAGAATATCGGTATCCAGGCTGGCGGCGCTTATGAGGTTGATGGCGATACTCCTACTCTCGACATTGGCGGTGGCAATAATGGCTACGACTCTGATGATCTTATGGCTATTTATAGCAAGGATGAACCGCATGAACTATTGGGTCTTGGGGACATATCAGAGATTGTCTTGCAGGCTAATGTCGATAATAACAATGCTGCTGGCGATTACGAAACAGTAAGTGCTTTATATGCCTCATCATCGGCTGCTGTTCCATCTGGGACTTTGGTATTTGATGGCCCACAAGATGGGTATGATCCAGTTTCTACGAGGTTGTATGAGTTCAAATCTGACGGCAGTTTCTCTGTTGACCCTCAATCTGATACTGAGGTTGATGAAACTGGAATTGGCGATAACTACATTGACCTGTTCCGCAAGGCTGCTACTGAAGAAATGCGTATCAAGCGCACCCCTATGTATTGGGATGCGTGTAAAAACCTGATTGGGCTTCAGACTATTGAATACCCTATCATTGTTATAGGCTCTAACGGGAAGTTCTATACTTCATCAGGCTCTCCTACTGCTGAACAGATAGCTACAACTGACCCTGTATTGGATACTAGCAATACTGTTTGGACTTTTGTCTATGACCCTACTGAAACAGCACAGTACCCACCTTGGTATAGGTCACCAAGACAGGGCGTACGCTGGGATGATACAGACAGCATTTCTATATACAGCCAGTCATGCAAACTTTTGGATGCGTCTGGTGATTTTACTAATGATGGAAATATAACATCAAGTTATTTTAAGTCAGCGCAGCCGTGGGAGTTTGGTGCTGGATCAACAGGAAGTCCTGTTGGTGGGTATACTTCTGGCTCTGCGTATGGTGGAACAGGATGGCTTGATGTTTTTATTATAAAAACAACTGGTACTGATGTTGATGTTTGTCTTGCTGCTCAAGGGGCTGCTCTTGCAGATATATTTGCTATTCTAAATGCTAAGGCTGCTGAAGTATCGGCAGGAAGAACATGGGCTTATGGAAGAAGAATAGCGACAGTTTATGCTGCTGGAACTGCTTTTAGACAGTTTAAGACTGCTGGTGCTGGAACATATATAATGATTTCTGAGTATTCAATTGGGACTGGAACTGTTAATGTTTCTACTTATGTTCCAAACTGTGGTGCTGGTTTCTTTTGGGGTATGGTTAATGGTGGGTCAGAAGATACATCATCTTATATATATCTAAAAGAGAATGGTGCTGTTATGGCTCAAGCAAGATGTAAAGTTGGTAGTAACTTTGCAAACAGTGGTGTAACTACTGGGCTAGTTAGAATCAGGCCAAACTCATCTAATAATATAGCTGTTGCGACAAGCGGTGATGGTGATGCGTTCTGTTATTGTACTGGCTTTCAAGATTTATACGAGGATTAATAAATGAGCAACAGGGAACAATATATTATTGTAGGTGCTACATCTACAAACGCTTCATCCCCAGAAATGCTTGTTCCTGTATCTGGCGCTGTTCTGACTATTGAAGGCATGACAAGCGGGAACGTGCTTCTTCAGCAGAATCTATCCGCAGGATGGACAACAATAGCAACATACACTGCTGACACTGTTGTCAAGGTTAGTATTGCGCCAGGCAATCTAATCCGCATCTCATGGAACACGGTTGTCGGCACTCCAACTATTACTGTTCTTCCTGCTTCTGACAATGGGTTCGCTGAAGCTGCTACTGATATTGCTGCTATAGAGGATGACATTGTTGATTTAACAGTGATAGCAAGACGGCTTACAGCAGATGCAACGGTCACTTTCAATGGCGCAACGTACCTGAATATTTTTCCTAACACTTTGCCTGACATTAACCTGGAAGCTGGGGCAACATACGAATTTGAGATTGTATGCCGTGTTACCTGTGGTACTGGGACAGCATCGATGCGTCTTGGTCTGGATGGTGGGACAGCTACATTCACTAGCGGCAACTGCTTTTTAGTTGGGAGAAATCAGGCGGTTGATGCCATTACGTCAACAGCTAGTTTTGGCTATACAGACACTATTGATAATCTGCAAAGCAATGCAAGCTCGGCGGCTGGTGATAGGCAAGTTATGGCGAATGGAATGTTCATTGTAAATCAGGCTGGGACTTTTATGCCGCAAATACTATTCTCTGCTGATCCGACAGGAACGATACTTGTAAAAACCAGCACATATGCGAGGCTTACAAAGATACCAGCTATAAACCAGGCATAAGGAAGCGTTGAGATGAGTTGTAATGAGTGCGTTGCAGTAGCTTTTACTGATCGGCTACATAAGGTCGAGATTGAAAGTTCACGCATGATGGAGGCTTTAGAAGGCATCCGACAGAATACAGATGAGCTTGTTACATTTTCCCGTCAGCAGGTCAGGATGGAAGAGCGTCAGTTAGAGCATGGCAAGTCTTTAGAGAGAGCCTTTGATGCTATCAAGATGTGCCATGATGATAGCAATAAGAGGCTGGATAAAATTGAGGACGAGATTCCGACACTCCTGCTGGCAAGGAAGTGTGTGTTTGGCTCTATTGTCTGGCTTGTTGCTATGACAGGCGCAATGGCATGGGCATTGATATTCAAATAGGTGATGTATGTCTGATTTAGTTGGAAGTGATGGGATAAGAATACCTGAAGGTTCGCAGCAATCTATTGTGTACAACGGTTCTGAGATTGACTACATAGATTATATATGCAGCACAGGAACGTACAGGCAAACATTCACATACTCTGGTGGTAAGGTAACTGCTATCTCAATCCCGACCTTGCAGGCGTAGCCATGAGCATATCAAAGCATATTGTTGAACACGCTGTATTGGGGATACCGTCTAACGCTTCTGCACTAAGAAGCCCGCCAAGGCCAGCTCCATACTCTACTACTGTCAGGGACTTTGCTATTTACGGGAATGTGTCTGTAGAAAACAGGACATTTGTATTACAAGCACCTGCGCCATTTGCTTATACTGCCGTCCAGTTGGTATACGCAAATTACAGTAGTGCTGGAACAGCTACAGTAGGCCCAGTAAAAATAGCTGGAGCGCCAACAAACCTGAATAATGGCGCTGCATTATCGTGGACTTCCGTCACTTTTAGTGGGGCAGCTACAGGAGCTATACCTGCTGCTACAAACTCGACAGCAGATAGGCCAGAAGTAGTTCCTGGCATTCTTGTTTCTGATGTTATCACTGCCGTTCCTGTTGCTAGAACAGATTTTCCAACCAATAAGTATCTGTTGCAGGTTCGTAGTTATTTTGGCACTGCTTCGGGCGGCGTTGAACACGCAAAACTTTTTTACACTACTACGCTAGGATACATGAAAGATTTGTATTCTGACCTAGAATATGGGCTTGCTGTATGGGCTGATGACCATGTAACAAACCCAGCTATAAGTAAAGCTCCTACAGCTACAGGACAGTTTATCGTCCCTGTTGGAATCCGTTACTTTGGGTCTGATACTGGCAGATCATTCGCACATTTCGGGGACTCAATATCTCGCGGTACTTTCAGCACAAACGGCGCTGCTGAGTGTGTATTCACTGCGTCTCAGTCTGGAAATACTCTTACTGTATCTGCTGTTGCTTCCGGCACTCTCGCTATCGGCTCACTTGTAACCACCGATGCAGGCGTAGAGCTTGGAAACTTGACTATAACTGGCGGCGATACAGGCGCAGGCGGAACTGGGACATACACTGTTTCAGCTAGTGCGACTGTCGCAAGCACCGGAATGACCGCTGTTAAAGAGTTCGACCATAACGGCTGGGCAATGCGGGCTGCTAGGGCTAGAACAACTGCTGGGAATGTCACACAAAGCTGCAACTGGGCATCACCTGGACAGCAACACGAAAACAGTATGTTGACAGCTAGAAACCTTGTGTCATCGCTTGCGCCTGATGTTGTGACTCTGTTCCCTATGTCGCCAAACAATGCCGACCCTACTGCTGCTACTATGTTGGCTCAGTGGAATGACTTTGTTCGCACTGTAGATACTTGCAGGGCTGCTGGTGCTGTTGTTGTTGGCTGCACTACTATCCCATTCGTGGCTACTACTGTGAGCGGTGATGCATACAGAGTAGAGATTAACAACCGACTGCGGGCTATGGCTGCGACAGGTTACATTGTGCTTTGTGATTTCGATGCTGTGATAGCTGATAACACTACTTCACCTCCTAGTATATTGGCGGCATACGATCAAGACGGCACACATCCTAATGATGCAGGCCATGAAGTAATGTCTGCTACTTTTCAAGCGGCTGTATCGTATATCAATTAACTTGGTGAACACTAATGGCGACTATATACAATATCAGTAGCATTGAGATTATATCTGTAACAACAATCACTAATATTAGTTCTATCAATGACCCTGATAAATACGTCTATGTAGATACCATTGGCAACAGTTACACGTTCTATAACAGGACAGGTCAGGTTGCCAGAGATGGTGACTTCATCATCCTGAATGATGATGATGTAAACCTGTTGATGCCTAGGTCTACTTACGTTTCAACCTATGGTCTTGATGAAGATTCTTCTATTAGTGGCATGGTTATCGCTACAAACACATCGAACACAGCACTTGATGCTGGAGCTACATTCACAGGATCATGGGTGGATGTTACAGGCTACCCCGACATTTCCATTTGTGTATCGACTGACCAAAACGGTACATTGTACGTCCAGTATTCACCTGACGGTACGAACATTGATTCCAATATAACGCGATATTACCGCACTACGCAGATTGAAGCCCCTCACATATTCAAGAATGCGCGGCCTTATTTCAGAGTGGTATTCACCAACACAAGCGCAAGCAATCAGACCTATTTCAGGCTTGTAACAATGGCTGGCGACAGGGGACAGCTTAACATCCCTATTGATTCAATGATGGCGCAGGATTACGACTCTATCAGTGTCAGACCAACTGAATACAATTATGAAGTAGCACTGAGCCGTAGACAGGGCGCTACTACATGGAACAAGTTTGGCTATAACGCTGATGTTGATGTAGGCACAGAGGTAATAGCAGCTTTTGGTGGTACGTTTACCCCACTGACAACGGCATCGACATTAACCATTGTTTCCAGTTCAGCTAATGATGACGGCTCGCCTGCCGGAACGGGTGCTAATTCCATCGTGATATACGGGGTTGATGCTAACCGAGTTGCACAGACGGAGGTTGTAACGCTGAACGGAACAACTAACGTGGTCACATCTACCACTTGGCTAGGGATTAATAGGGCATCTATATACCTAGCAGGTAGCGGTCTATCCAATGCCGGGTTGATTACTATCACAGCGACAACGGGTGGAAGCACACAGGCGACTATCCCTATAGGCGAAGGCTCAACCCAACAGTCTATATTCTTTACGCAGCTTAACCATACGTTTTTGGCTGATACGCTTATCCTAAATGCTGAAAAGACAGGGGCAGGGGCATCACCTAAAGTCAGGTTTAAAGGATGGGTATTCAGCGAGGTAAGCAATGCCAAGTATTTGGTGTTCAATCAGCTATTGGATACATCAGCTGAAAATGCTGCCGTGTTAACGCCGACCCAGCCTTTTGTTATTGGCGAAAAGTCTGTGCTATGGTTCGAGGCAACAACTGACCAAGCCGACACATTCGCTAGTATTCGGTTTAGTGGCATTGAAATAAGGGACGTAGATGCATGAAGCTGACTATTGAACAGCGTGATGCAGTAGGTGTACTCAGAGTCGATGGCAAGATGTTCTGCTACTGTCTAGGCCATGACTACTTGGGCGAGGATAAGACCTATGCTGTGGTGCTTAAAACCGAGATGGGTGATATTGCCCCGCTCATCGTTGGCACTGCGATGAAAATCACGGATGAGCCTGGCGAAGGCTTGCAGCTTGGGAAGATATGCGGCGATGACTTTGTGCTTGATGGTCGGGCTTGCTTGGCTACGCTGATAAACCAGATACGCGATGCTATTGATTCATTGGAAAAGGTTACTTTGGAGATTGTGTGATGGGCTTCTGGTCTGGATTGTTTGGCGGCGGCGCTGCACCTGTGATAGACGCTACAGGTACGGCTGTGGAAAAGACAGGCAAGGCATTAGATAGCTTGTTTACCAGTGATGATGAAAGGCTTTCACACGCTGAGATAATGGAGAAAATCAAGCAGCAGCCGGATGAATGGGCGCACCAGTTGAACCTGATAAACGCGCAGGATTCTAGCTGGTTTAACAGCGGATGGCGTCCAGCTCTAGGTTGGGTAGGTGCATTAGGCATGTTCTTTTACTTTGTGCCACAGTACGCGCTTGGTGCTTTCCTGTGGGTGCAGCATTGCTTGGCAACGGGTACGATTATCCCCTATCCTGTGAGCGATCAGGGATTGTGGGAGTTGGTTGCCATGCTGTTAGGCGCGGGTACACTTAGGACTGTTGAGAAAGCAAACGGCACGGCAAAAAAATGACCATAAACCACTGAGGGCTACACCATGAAAACCACACAAGCAATCGTCTGGCTTGCACAACCACTGACGCTCAACGGATTTCCGTGCAACGTGGTTGCGGCTGACGTTATTGACCAGCCTGACACAAGTGACCGCGTGATCCTCGTTTTGTCTGGCGGCGGCTTGAGCGTTCACGTTTCCCACATCTACACGCCGGACTCCGGTGATGTCACTGACGCAATCGGCTTGGTGAGTGATGCTGGTTTCCTTGACCTGCGCGTGCCGCCTGTCGAGTAAAGGGGGAAGCCTTGTGATTACGCATCTTGATTGCTTACAGAAGTATGGCGCACCCGAGAAAGAATCTTCCATGGTTCTATGGGATGTTCCTGTTGAATTAGAAATAGGCGTGATTCCCAAGCGGATATACTGCAACAAGGATATGGTGTTTCCACTGACTAATGCCTTTCGCAACCTGATCCACACTGGCTGTGTTACTGAATTAAAAACATGGGATGGGTGTTTCAATATCCGAAACAAACGTGGCAATGGGGGCACTCCATCACTACATAGCTGGGGTGTTGCTATTGATGTGAATGCAGCCTGGAATCGTATGGGCCAGAAACCAACACTAACCAACCAGTTTGTCCACTGCTTTACCGAGGCAGGATTTGAGTGGGGTGGTGATTGGAGAAGTCCAGACGGAATGCATTTTCAGCTATCGTCTATCTAGCATAACGGCATAGTCTTCAGTGTCTTTACGCATAGTCTTCTTGGCTTTGCTCTTAACGTCATGCTGCTGCTGCAACAAGCGCGAGCAACGGCTGTGATTAAACTGCCTACCTCGTTTACCTTGGCAGATAGGGCAAAGGATGCTGTTGGATAGCTTCATGCATCACCTTTGTCGCAATTCGGAATTGCGTCAGTATTTGTGTCGTATTTACCTGCCTTGGCGATAGCTTCGATCAAACCACAAGAACACTCACCGCCGCTGTGCGGGAGTTCTGTTCCGTACCCGTACCAGTCGCAGCCTGCATGGTGCGCTGCATAGTTATTAAGCGCAGCCAGCAGCTCATCGCGCTGTTGTGATGCTTTTAATCCAGTAGCAATCCAATAGTCTATTGCGTTATGTTCTCCATCGCGCCATCTTTTCAGAGAGTCAATCTCAAACCTCATACCATGTATAACTTCTTCAGGCTCGTCTATACCTGCACACGCATTAACGCAGGCGACTATGCGGATGGCATTAGCTTCTATCTCTGCCTGTACACTCTCTTTTGTTCCTATCCTAATCCCGCAGCATTTTGCTATTGTCGCGCTGTTGCTAATAACCATTACAGGCGATGTGCCTGATATGTACCACGGCTCTTTAGTGTGTTTCATACTGCCTCCAAAATCATAGCCAGCGCCATAACGATAATGGCTAGGCATGTTACTGTTACGGTGATTGCTGTGCGGTTGCGTGTGTTCATCACTCCTCCCTCTCTATCTGTGTGCTCACACGCTCCATGTAGTCTAGCAATGCAAAGACTTTCCACGATGGGCAGTCCACGTTATCCTGCACTTTCGACAGAGTATCCAGGTGGTGGTAGTCGCCTGCCTCATCCATTGCATACGCCCACTGACCATCGTCTAGTTCTTTGATACGAGCCTTTGCCTCTGCTATGTTCATGTGTATCGCATCCTCAAAAAGTATCCCATCAGCGGGTCGAACCCTTCCAGCTTGTACGTTGGCTGCTTTGGCGCTGTCTTTTTAGCCTCTGCTATCACCCTATGTCCTCTCCATGTCAGCTCGATATTATCTACCGAGGCACACTTGTCATTATCCACAAGCACTACACCGTATCCATCAGGGATACTACCTAGGAACGTGATGTAAATTAAACGCTGTGGGCTTATCGTGCGGGTAAAGCCATCCTCTGTGCCGAGGCAGTATCTAGCCCTGCCGTGCCGGTTAAGCGTAGGCTTCATCAGCTTTTCAGGCCGCAAGCTTTCGCCGTTACGGTTGCGAACCTGTCTAGCGACACTACGGACAAGGCCTGTCGATGTTGCTTCGTAATTGGGGAATCCTGGTACTGCTTTCCACTCTGTCATATAATTACCCTCTGTTCAATTCGCAATCTAGAATGATGTTCGTTGTGGTGCTTTTTACATAGCCATCTTACAGAAAGCGGCTTTGAATAATCATCATGATGAGCTTCTGACTTATGCTCACCACAAGTCTCGCAAGGCATCCTTAATAGCCGACCAGTTGCTATAGCTTGCGAAACTTGATTTCTAGCTTTTGTAATTACAGGGTCGCTATTTTCCCTCCTGTAATTTCTGTACCACTCCTTTTTATCATCGCTAGTTCTCCACTCCTTGTAGTGATCTTTTAGCCTAGCTCGTTCATCTGCCATACATGATATACACTGGCTTCTATATCCATTTGCGGAATACTTGCACCTATTAAATGAAGATACGCACTTAACAACGCTACATCTTCCGCACTTCTTTTTTCCATCTATAACGTGTATTTTGTTTGGCATAAACGAATCTCAAAAAGGTATGGTCGAGTCATCAAAGTCATCTATAGATTCCTGCAATCTAGACTGTGATTGCGCTACCTGCTGTTGCTTGCTTGCTGGCTTTGCTGAACCTGCCGGATTACTGTCTAGCATTTGTAGGGTTTCAAGCACTATGCCTGTCGTGTACACGGTAGCGCCGTCTTTCTCATAACTGCGCGTTTCCATTCGACCCTGCACAAACACCTTGCTGCCTTTGCTCAGGTATTGTGAGCATATTTCCCCGAGCTTGTCGTAAGCTGTACAGCGTACCCACTCCGTTTTATCAATCTTCGTGCCGCTCTTGTCGGTATACGACTCGCTGACTCCGATGGAAAAGTTTGCCACCATCTTGCCGTTAGGCATTGCGCGTGACTCCACATCCTTGCCCAAGTTTCCGATAAAGCTACATGAATTAAGCGAACGTGCCATGTTATTTACTCCTAGTGATTAAAACGTATTCCGCTACCTGCTTGCCATTCTTCAGGTGCTTCTGCCTTGTTACGATGTCATTGCCTCTAGCTTTCAGGTCATGCACCCGTACAGCCTTAGTGCGTCTAGCGGTGTTATGGTGCGCCCACTCTTTAGGTGTGACAGTATTACTGCGTTATGGCTCATATCAACCCCCTGTAAAGCTGCAAGCTTTAACGATAGCCTGACTAGCTGTGCCAAACCATGCAGTTCGCCAGCTATTAAGCATTCGCGCTAATCCAAAGCGGCCTGTAGACGAATAGATGTATTCGATACTGTTGCCTTTACGGTCGATGTAGTAGATGGCGTCCATTATTCGGCCTCCTTGATTAGCTCAATGATTACGTCTAAATCCTTGTTAGTCAGCGCATCAATAATTTCCACGCCATTCTTGCAGACTGATTCAATCTCCCATTCTTCTGATGTTGCAGGCTCATCAAATCCACCATCTGACGGAGCGGTGTAGTTGTACTCCACATCCAAATCCGTCCACCCTAGCTGTCCCAAATCAATACTAATAATCATGTGTCCACCTTTACTGTTACTGTTGCTGTAGGCGCTTTCCGGTACTGGTCTAGATCAATACCTTTCAGCTCAGGCACTAGCTTATAATCAACCGCACCCGCTCGTGTACTGTGGATAACCGAAACTCCGCAGCCTTTCACGTTCAGCCCTTCAGTCAGGTCTATCAGTGCTTGCTTGGCCTCTTCAGCTTCTGCGACTCTAGCGTCTGCCAGCGCACGAGCATTGCGATAAAACTCTGCTGCTGTTGCGTACTCTGCATCATTGCGTTCGATTGCGTCATCCTTTTTGGATTTCTTGTCGGCAAGATAGGGCTTCTGTAGTTCGGGGTCAGCCAGGATTGCATCAAGTTCCTGCTGAAACTTGCAAGCCTCCCTGATCAGCCGTTCCTGATGTTCAAAGTCCTGCTTGAAAGTCCTAGTGTCGATCCCCTCTGTAGTCCAAACAACGAACACACAGAATGGTCTTGCTGTAACCATCATCTGCCATTGCATCTGATCTAGGTATTCAGGCGCTTTTGACAGGTACAGAGAGGCATCAGGGGTATCGTTGCGTATACCGTATGGGCATTTTACCTCTAGCAATCCTTTACTTCTAAGCACCCCATCAGGCGTACATCCTGCCCTAACTACAAGCCCGTCATCACGCTCCAGAATCCTCTCCACAAACTTTTGTTTTTCTCCGGCGGCCAAAACATCGCAGCCAAACATAAACTCATACTCTGCAACTGCTTGTGCCTCATGGTCGCTGCCCCACTGAGTTGCAATATTGCCGACAAACTCCGATGGCAGCCCATTGTGTTCGCGCACCTTTCTACGCATGACATCTGCACGGGTAGCAAACCTGCCGTTTCCTGCTATTGCACCTATCTCACTGGCGGTTATCGCGCCCTTACGTCTTGGGTCAAGTGTCATGCCCTATCTCCTGCGTCATCATGCTTGTTAGTTTCTGGCTGCTTCATTGCTTTCAGTTTCTTGTGAAGCATTGCGGTAGCTTTTGCTAGTTGCTGCAATGGCAGTTTGTTTATGGCGGGGATTCCGAATGCTTTGCAGAATGCTTCTTTGTCTGCGCCGGATTCATCCAGTAGGTCATTTAGCATCTTGAACTCTACATCTGTAATCGGTGTTGGCGCTTCCGGTTCAGTTTCCGGCAAATCCTCGCCAGCGTAGATGTATAGCCCAAGGCCATGCATGGCAATGCATTTAACAAGACAGCGCATCTTGGCGTCACTGATCTTGCGGCTATCGGGATTCTTGATCGAGTTGTTCCTATTATCCATCACAGGCAACCACATCATGCGGCTAGTCTGTAATACCGTTACTGTACACGATACGGTTACAGTGCCATCCTCGCCAACTTCTAGCGGGTGAAACTCGTATGAGGATTCAGGGTAATGCTCCATCAGGGTAGCCCATGCCCATGCCCAAGACAGGTACGACAGGTTGGCTTTCTTTTCTATGTGTTTGGATACGTCTATCTTGGATAGGGTAGCCCATACTGTATTCTTATCGCTCATGCTAACACCTCATTCAAACGTGAAATTATTGCGGCTAATGCAGGTTGATCTGTCATCTCTGCTTCCATGCGTGTTGCATCGTTCCATGCGTTCATGTTGGGTGATATAAAGCAACTCTGGATGCTTGGGTATTCGATAATCTGAATATCCGTAATCAGCGTCACAGCCACTTTGTCTGACCCGCCGAATAGGTCAAGGTTAACGTAAGCCTTCCGCAGGCTAACGCACTGATGCGCTAGCTCTACGATGTCCATAAGCTGCTGCATCGGGTTGGGTGGTGGTATTTCAAAGTCGTTCATAGTGCTGCCCTCGTGTAAGTGTGCTAATCATTTCACACCCTGTGGATAGGGTGTATCAGGATAAGTACCTATGCTCCATATCCTTTCCTTTCTGCCCGCTCGTTGGCACACTCAGTCCTGTATAGCTCAATCCTTGCCCTGCATCCATCCATCATAATCTTGAGCCTTTCCTCTTTCTCCACGGCATTCTGCAAGCCCTGAAGCAGTAGAATGTACTCGTCATGGGCATAGGCGTAGCTCTCGCGTTCCTGTCCGGTCTTTATTCCTGCTTTCTCTGCTTCTATCATCAGTAGGGCTTTCTTGCTTTTGCGGAATTGCTCCAGGTATACGCGGGCTGCCTTTGCCTCTGCATAGGCTTGGGCGTTATCCCGCAGGTATGCCATAGTCTTTTCAATATCAATCGCCATCCTGTAACCCCTTCAGCTTTGCTGTGTAGTGTGCGTGTATGTCTTTAAGTTCCTGTAGCGTCCATCGCTTAACTTCGTGATTGCTGTCTAGCCATTCGACCACATCGATACCTAGTCGCTCTATAAGGGCTTTCCGATAGGCAATCAAATTGCCAGACTTGTGCTGATTACATGGGACGCACTGGGCAAAAATGTTGCGGTCAGCATCGAATCGTAGAGCGGAGTTATTACCGGAGGCTCTGTAATGACCGGCATCGCGTTTAACCGATGTAGGCATAGCTCCACACGATATACATGGCAAATCCTTGTCACGCTCTCTAACGTATGCATGGCAAGCATCTCTAGCTTTCTTTGCCCAATGTCCCTTATCGCCGTCTAACAATGCTTTTTTCCGTCTAACCGTTTCATCCTTGTACGCTTTCTGCTTCTTAGCCTGCACAGTCTGATAAGCACAGTCAGGACTACACGCTATCTGCCCCATGCGCTGAGGTGTGAATGGTATAGAGCATGTGGCGCACTTTTTAGGCTTCACTTGTTAACCTCGGCATTGATTTCCTGATGCCAGCAAGCACACCGGAAAACCCGATTCGATTTTTCCACTCGACACCATCAACCACTGCGCGGTATTGGTCTATGCGTCCTGTGCGATGTAGGTCAATCTGGTGATGTACTGGCACACCGCTGTCATAGTCGATCACGATGATAGTGCGCCGTAGGTCTGGCAGGATTGGCGGGTAATCAGGCGCGGAACCAGTCAGCCGCTTGCGCTCTTTTGCGTTTCGCATTGCTTCCAGTTTTGCGATTACCTTGGTCGTTTTCCTGTACATGTTTTATCCTCAACCTTGCACGGTTCGTATAGTTCAGTGTTATACGTCAATAGCTTCGTATCCGCCTTTTTGCTTTGGCGTGTAAATCCTATCTACGCTCACAGTAGATGAGCCTTCAACTTTTCCAGCCAAGTTCTCTGTTTTTGAGGATACACTTACCCTTATTTTACTGCCAAGCAAAACCCGCAGCTTGTCAGCAAACGATAAATGTACTGTAACGTGGTTAATTACTTCATCTTTAAACATCACTATTTCCTCTCGTTAAAAATCATTTGACGTATAATTAGTGTTAGCCGCCCTATGTAAGCAGCGGCAGTGCCTCAAAATGCAGCGATGCGCTTACCGAGAATCTCGGAGTATTGCCACATAACATCGTTCTGCTCTTTCAGTCGTTCTTGTTCGGCAGGGTCAAGCGTTTCAAAAATAGGGCTGTTGCCAATGAAATTACTCAATGCTGTTGCCTTTTTATCAAGTTCTATCTTTTCGTCTACTACTCGTTGCTGGTGTGGTTGCATCTTTGTTTCCTCTTTCTGGTTTCCTGCCAGCCGGTCGGCTAACAAGTCGTTCAAGCGGATTGCCTTCGGCAACGCGCTTAACTCTGGGTTATGCGTCAACAATTTTGCCAAGCCTCGCCAGTTGTTCCTCTGAAATCGTTTTAGGCTTCGCCGTTAGTCTTCCGATGTAGTGCAACAAGTCCAGCAAGTCGCCGCTTGAAACTCTGCAATAGCCTGAAACCCCTCCACCATCGTTTTGCGTGATGTACTGGTGATGTAGACGCATAACAACGCGCTCAACATCGCTCACTTTGTTCGCTGGACTCGCTTCATTCACTTTGTTCATTCGCTCACCTGTTAGCTTTTGGTTATACGTCAATTATCCCCATCCCCACACCTATTGCACTAGGTAATTACCGTATCTTTACCACTACACCTTATTCCCATTGCCTATAATCCATCAGCCCACGATTTATCTGTGTGCGTTTCTGTAAACCGTTCCCGCCATGATCTGTCTGTGTGCTTTGACAAAAATCCCTGTTTCGGTTTGTCACCAAGTTTGCGCCTGATCCAGTTCCTCCAGGTTGCTCTCCAGTCAGCCTTCCGGCCCTTAGCCCCTGCAACCCCAACCCAATAGTCCCTGAACACGATAGCCTCTGAGCTGATTGACTGTGTATCCATTCCAATTTCCATTGCATCATCAAACCATGCCTCTGGAATAGTCCAGTCAACATGTAACCGAGTTCCATTGCTCTCACGTTTGGCAACCGCTTTAGCGGGTGCAAGTTCTGTAATGGTGGTTAATGATGGTTCATGATGGTTAATGGTGGTTATATTGACTTCTCTGTCAGGGGTCAGTGTACTCTCTGTCAGGGGTATAGGACTCTGTGTCAGGGGTTGTGTACTCTCTGTCAGGGGTGACACTGTGTCAGGGGTGACAGACTGACAGGGGTGTAGTGTGTAATCTGTACGCTTTCCTGTACAGAAAACCCGTGTAATTAAACCGTGTTTTTCGATGTCAGATATTGCCCTACGAACTGATCGCGAATTAAGACCTGTGCGCTCTGCTATGGTATCGACTGACGGGAAGCATTTACCTGTGTCATCAGCAAAGTCTGCAAGACATACAAGAACAATTTTCTGTGTTGTCGGTAGTTTAATTTTCCAGCACTCTGACTGGATACGGATGCTCATATTGCCTCCCCATCTGCACTCCACGATGCAGACAAACCTATCAAAGACATGCGGCAACCGTGGATAGGGGTCACGGGGTTCGGGAGCTACCCTAGCCGCATCGGCAATCTTACCTGTGTACGCATACAATAACAATACCCGTGTAACCAAATAACCTATCCACAGGTTACAAAAAACGGTGGGGTAGGTTTCGCGGTTTCAAACCGCATAACCCCTGTACCTGGATAGCGAGTAAACCCACGCACAGCACAGCCTATGGTCGCAGGATCGACAAAAACCCGTGAACGTAGACTGTGGGCATAGCAGTAGGGAAACAGGCAAGAACAGCGATACAGGGCGCTATCTAGTGCCAGTGATTGGATATTGGATAGGGATTATCGAATATTCGAGGCAATAAAAAACCCGCCGTAGCGGGCCTTGTTGGGTTGTCGGGTTAATCCATATTTACCCATGCATAGCATGATATCCATTTCCCGGCGTGTTTAATTTGTTCATTACAGATAATCCATGCATTCTCACTTATCCTGCATACCCTGTTATACCCTCGGTTTGTCGCGTAGCGTTTCGCGCCCCTTTCGCTGCTGGATACTGGTATAGCTTGCCCATTACTGATAATTGCCCAAGTTGCCATATATTACCCCTCAAATTGATTCAAACATTGCCGATAACATCACCCATATTAACAACAGTGCAAAAATTGCGTTTATTACTAGGTCGCGTCGCATAATAAACCCCTTATATAGTGCGGAATTACACCTAATAACCCGCCATCGGACGGGCTATAAGCTGGAATCCTAGCAGTTACAGCACCCGCAACAGGGTGCATCCTCACAGCGTCCCTTTTTGTTCTGGTAGTATTCCTTCCCCGTGCTAGGCGAGCGCATGTAATTACTGACATATTGAACCCGTGAACCATAACGGCGTGCTTTTGGTGCTTTTGGTGCTTTTGGTTTAGTCTGTTTCATAGGTTTCCCCTTAGTTTGATGACGCTATCAAATTGGCTTTTTTCTCACTAACACCATGCGCCGGAAACCCTATAATGTACGACCGGTCGCGCACAGCACACAAACCACACGTTACGCAGTCTTTAACCTTCCCTTGCATCTCAGGGCAAACAACCACCCTGCGGCCTGCTGGGGTAACTGTATTGCCGCTATTCGATGGCAAGACTACAACAACGGGTGCTATACCTGCATCCGCTTTAATATCCGCGTCCGACAGGTTATTGGCCGACAGGTTAATGGTAAACCCCGCCGAATTGGCCTCCTCAATTAATGCGGCATTGTGGTGTGATAGTTCATAATGCGTATAAGTAAAGCCCCGCTTTCCATTGTTGGCATCGACAATAGCTAGCAAGTGCTCCGCGTTTATAGTATCGCCATCGCCAGGCAAATCACCCGCCTGGTTAAGTCTCCACAAGTCGCCGTTTTTTACTTTACGGATAGAGTCGGTCAACCCGTTAATGTCTCCGCCGCGAGTGCCGTTACTAACCTTTGCCCAATGCCAAGATAGCGGGCCAGAGGCTGCATAACAGCCGCCGGATTTTAATGGGCAAGTATCCGGGCAGGTAGTCTTGCTGCTAGTGGTAACGAGCATTTTACCTGTTTTAGCGTTTGAGCTAATGGCTGAATGGTACATATTAGCCCCTCCCTGTCATAACGTGACACATACCAGATTCATTAGGTAGGCTGCCTGATGCTAATTTGCCGTAGAATTTACCAGTCCACCCTTGCTTTACCCGCAATGTTTCTGCAGCGGCTATATGGTTTGCTTCACATCCTATAGAGTAATCCCACGACAGGACAACGCTATTACCATCAACAAAAGCCTTTACGCGTGATGGCTTAGTATTAGTTGGCCCTAGGTATTTGGTTTGGATAGCTTTCATATTGTCACCTTATCAGTTTTAGGTATCAGGCAGGACGCCGTCAATCCATAGGGCGATACTATAGACACCCCAAACCAGTCACACTAAGTAATAACCGAATACGAAACACCGCGTACCGAAACACCCACACCAGACAATCACAAACAAGGCAATCCGGCGCAATCCTACGCCAAATCGGCAGCACCAATACCCTGCCAGCCGGTCAGATTTCACACACAAGCGCGCCAATAAGGGGTTACCACTAAGCGCTTTATCGTACATCAGGCCATCAAATAGATACGAAACGCACCGTTTCATTAATACATTTAATTGACCAATTGCACCTAATCGGATACCTTGAACATTACGAAACGTGGAGTATCGTTATTATGTCGCAAGTGATTGAACCAACAGCGGAAATTAAAAGGCGTGGAAGGCCTAAGGGATCAACAGGCAAAGGATATACAAGGAGGGACATAACAGCTCAGGCAAACGTTATGGCAAGGTCTAACGTAATCAGAGCTGTGCGTGAGGAGGATATCAGGGAGCGCATCAGTGGCAGCAATATCATCACCAGACTAGAGAAAATTCAATCTGAGCTGCTATCCATTCACTCTGTTGAGCTAGATGCCGTTCAGGTGCAATTGGTCAATTAAATGTATTAATGAAACGGTGCGTTTCGTATCTATTTGATGGCC